GATTATCACGTATTATATATTCAATATGCAAATCAATCAACGCATTTGAAGCATATGTAAAATTTCTCAATCTTGCCTCATGTGGAAGCATTGTTTTCATCGCTCCATTATTCTCGTATATTTGAGGATGTTGAAATCTGAGATTTTTTATATACAAGTTTACAACAAGACCAAATGTTTCTGACTCTTGTTCATATTCGCTATCTGCTTTAATAACAATTGGATTAAACATCTCAATCGTACGTTGCATCTGAAAGTTTACAAAATTATTATATGACTCTAGTTGATGACGTGCCAATCTTTCCAATGGTTTACCGTCAAAGTAAGAAGACAGTACATTAAACGCCTTGTTTGTATAGTCATCAACATGGTCTAATAATCTTGCTGATTTTTCGTATGATTTTGCATTGTCTTTCTCTATTTGTTTTTCTGATTCTAATTCTTCTTTTGCTTCTTCAATTATTTTTTTTGAATTAAATTCCGGTTCTGTTTTGACTTTTCGTGGTCTTCCACGTTTTTTTGGTGCGGTTATAGGTTGAGAGATAAACGGTAGTTGAGAATTGTGATCCATGTCTACGAATTGCATACAATAAATATATATAAGTCTAATTTGTTTTTTTAAATAATCAATTTTTTATTTAAAAAAAACATATAAACATTTATTAATATTTTATGTATAATGAACCCTCAAGTTATAGACACTTCTTTAGACAATGTGCAAAAGTTGGGAATACAATCAAAAAACGTGGTTCTTATTGATGATGATATTACATATTTAATGCTTAATTATGACAAAGATAATGTATGTGATGATGATCAGCTTCGTGGAGTGTTTAGTTCATTAGTTCTTGATCCAAACTCAAGAAATGTTGTAGCAATTGGTCCACCTAAACCAATACCTTATGACCTTTTTAGTGAGATGTACAAAGAAGAAGATCAAAGCTTAATCGTTTGTGAACCAATGATAGAAGGCGTTTTTATACAACTATTCTTTAATCCAGAATACAACATGTGGGATATAACTACTCGTAATTCAATTAGTGGAAAATACTCATATTATAGAATGAAAAACGAAGAATCTTTAACTTTCAGAGAAATGTTTTATGATGCATTATCCTTACAATATAACCAACCATTATCCGATTGTTCCTTTATTGAGGGTTTGGATAAAAAATCAACATATCATTTCATGTTACAACATCCAAAAAATCATTTAGTTTATCCTATTGAATATCCAAAATTATTTGTCATTGGTAAAACAAGCATTCACCACGATGGCATTGTAAATAACGTATTTATAGAAAATAAAAAACAATTATATGACTCTCTAAAAAATTCAAAATATTATGTAAACCGATTTTTGAACTATTCTATAAATGAAACAGAAGACAAATTAAAAAAGTACCTAGAATGCGACACAATGTCAGAGAATCAAATTGGATTTGTTTTTACAAATTTAAGAAACGGGCAACAAACTACCATTCTTCACCCAAATTATGAAGGATTGTTAACACTCAGAGGAACACATCCTAATCTATTATTTCAATATGTATGTTTACGAAAAATAGATAAAGTAATTGAATTTCTAAAACATTTTCCTATGTATAAAGATAAATTCTGGACATTCAAAAAAATGTACGACTCTTTAATAATCAACTTACATAAAGCTTACTATTCCAATTTTATTATCAAACAACAAAAATTCATAAACAAACATTATTATTATCATATTCAGCAAGTTCACAATAGTATATTCATTCCATCTTTATCAAATGGAGAAAAAATAGTAATTAAAAAACCTATTATTGCAAATTACATAATGTCTCTAGAACCTGGATGTGTATTTCATTTATTACAACAAGAAGAGGGTAATTTAACTAATCCTGTTATGTTAAGTCTATAATTTTGTTGATTTCATACATTTATAAATATAAAAATAAATGTATGAAATTTATTACATAGAGTACTTTTCACATAAGTTAGATAATAATTGGAAGTGTGATAAAAACTGCTTCTTATTTGAACTATCTAAATTACGCAATGGTTGTCTTAAAGAAGAATCGATAAGTTGTGCAATATCTTTACCCATCGGTAGTTTTTCAAAATCTGTACTATAGTCTTTATTTAAAAAGAAATCTATATCACCAGAATCAATATAAGATTTATATTGGTCATTAATATTTGTTTTCCAAATTTTTATTATGATAGTAGGATTTGTTTTTTTTTAACGTATCCAAATAATCTCTAGATGATACAATTTCACTTTTTTCTGGAAAAACTTTAATAACCTCATCTATAAATTCAAATAGGTGTTTGTTGAATGCTTTTAACAATATGGAATTTTGTGACATTATATAAAAATACTCGTTTTAGATTTATATTAATTACAATAAATATAATATAAAGTATATTATATATAAATCATAATGAAGGTCGGTCTTATTACTGGAATCACAGGTCAAGATGGTTCTTATCTTACAGAACTATTATTAGAAAAAGGGTATGATGTATGGGGAGTAGTTAGAAGGGCTTCTGATATTAACACACAAAGAGTTGATCATTTATTTGACAATGATAAATTGTACTTACGATATGGTGACTTAAGTGATGGTTCAAATATTCTACATTTATTATATGAAATAAAAGAAAAATATGATGATTCTATTGAAAGGTTAGAGATTTATAACTTAGCAGCAATGAGCCATGTAAAAGTATCTTTTGATCAACCAGAATATACTGGCAATGTAGACGGACTAGGTGTATTGCGTATATTAGAAGCAATACGTAGTTCTGGATATAAAGACAAGATTCGTTTTTACCAAGCATCTACTTCTGAATTGTATGGATTAGTACAAGAGGTTCCACAAACAGAGAAAACCCCATTTTATCCTCGTTCTCCTTATGGTGTCGCTAAATTGTATGGGTATTGGATAACAAAAAATTATCGTGAAGCGTACAATATGTTCGCATGTAACGGAATATTATATAACCATGAAAGCGAAAGACGAGGTCCTACATTTGTAACTAGAAAAATAACTAAAGGTCTTAATATGATACTTAAAGGAGAAAGGACAAATCTTATATTGGGAAATCTAGATGCAAAAAGAGACTGGGGTCATGCAAAAGACTATGTTGAAGGAATGTGGAGAATATTACAACATAATGAACCAGAAGACTTTGTATTAAGTACAAATGAATACCACTCTGTTAGAGAATTTGTTGAAAAGGCATTTGCATTAAAAGGGTTTTCAATTAAATGGAAAAACACTGGTATTAATGAAATAGGATATGATGAAAACACTGGAAGAGAACTTATATTCGTATCAGAAAAATATTTTAGACCAGCCGAAGTTGAAGAATTATTAGGAGACTCTACTAAAGCACGAACTTTACTCGGATGGAAACCTGAAACGTCATTTAATGAATTAATAAAAAAAATGGTAGACCAAGACACATTATAATTAAGTTTATTAAATAAAAATTATTATTTATTATTAAAATTGTAATAATAAATACTCGAATTATATATTACCAGCAGCCATAAACGATGGCTGTTGTGATTGTACATGTTGAATATCGTTGTTCCGTTGTTGACTTAATGATTCAACTGTTAAATCGTTTGATATTTTATCAGGTTTATAAGTATCAGGTGGAGTATTTATTGAAAGAGAACCTCCATTTGCTGCTACATAATTATTTAATGGACGGTTACCTCCTATGCCCTTTGCAGATAAATCATCAGGTGATGCATTATACATTGTAAATGATTCAGAAGTAACGTCTTTCGATCCTAATTGAAAAGACGATGGCTCACCATTCCCTTGTGTTGCAAAATCATTTGCCTCGGCGATAGACATTTGAAAATGCTGTAATATTTCTTTTCCAGTTATCACACTATAGTTGTTTCGTATTACTAATAACGATGGAACGCTATGAATATTAGGCGGTAGTACTACTGCGTTTCCATTTTCCAAGATAACATTTATATTTCCTGTATTTGGATCTACCTTTCTTTTATCGACACAAATACAATTTAAGTTTCCTATTATGTTATTTTTTACAAGTTGATCTAATACTGTTTTAGAATGTTTACAATAATTACTATAATATAAAACATCTTTATTCATTTTGTATTATAGATTTATAAACTTTTTATGTACCTAACGAAATTATAATTTCAGACACATCGAATATAATAAACGAGTTGAAAAATATCCTAAAAAGTAATTAATTAAATATGACAATGACTCAAATGTATCTAAAGAAGTAAACGTTTTGCTTTTCATTGCCGATATAAAAACGCCTAAACAACCAAATACAAAAAATAAAAACATCAAAATAGATGCATAATAAAAAAACAAACAATACTTTTTATCTAAAATACCAAATAAGTATTCTTCTACACGTTGGATTGAATCCATTTATATTTTTACATTATATATTTAATTTAGTGCCTTGCTACACATCGAATATAATAATCTCGATTGGAAATAAAATATAAAATATATCAAGCAAACGCTAAATGTTTTTACGAAAAAACCTTTGCTTGCTTTTTTGTTGAATAAACCAAAAATCATTAATATCAAGCTTGCTAAGAAAAATGTAAAAGCAAAAATGGCTAAAACCAAAAAGTAATTACAGAAGTATGTTCCGTCGAGTGGTCCAAATAAATACGTAACTGCGTCCATTATACACTAAAGATATATTTTATAAAAAACCATTCTAATAAATAATTTAATATGAATTATAACTATATGGAAGAATCAGATATTTGGAAAATTTTGGATGTTTATTTTCGTGAAAATCCAAATGCTTTAGTAAGACATCATATAGATTCGTTTGACCAATTTTATACAACAGATCTTGCACAAATTTTAAATGAAATGAACCCTATTAAATTAGACGTTGATTATGACAATGAAATTGAAGATTTTCGTTCTAGATGTCTAATGTATGTTGGTGGTATAAATGGTGATCGTATTTATTTTGGAAAACCTATCATTAATGATGAAAAAAACAATCACTATATGTTACCAAACGAATGTAGATTACGAGAAATGACTTATTCTACTACTATACATTATGATGTTGAAATAGTATACAAAAGAAAGTTGAGACCGAATGAACCGCCTACTAAAACTGACAAAAATGGTTATGCTATTGATGACCAAATTGACGACTCTAAAGTTGACGAAAATTCTGGTAAGTTACTAAAAGAAAATTATACTCCAAGTGAAATGATAGACTTACAACAAAATACAAACGCTAGTATGAGTGGTATTGAACAAGAAGTCAAAATTCTATTACCTAAAATTTATTTAGGTAAATTTCCTATCATGTTACAATCCAAATTATGTATTCTTCATAATATGCCAAGAGAAATGAGATTTTCTCTAGGAGAATGTAAAAATGATAATGGAGGATACTTTATTATTGATGGTAAAGAAAAAGTGGTTGTTCCTCAAGAAGCTTTCGGTAATAATATGTTAAATATTTATAAAGTTAAAAATGATGATTCTAATTATTCATATTCAGCAGAGATAAAATCGGTTAGTGAAAATATATCTAAACCTATGCGTACGTTAGGTGTACATATTATTAAATCTACACCAAAAAAACATAGGGAAAATATTGGTGTTATTATACCAAATACTGGCAATGTTCCTATACCATTATTTACTGTATTTAAAGCATTAGGTATTCTTACTGATAAAGAAATAATTTCATATTGCACTTTACTTCCTGCTGAACAAACACCTAACTTGTTTATTACACATTTCGATGCATGTATTCAAGAATCTGCATACATAACAACTCAATACGAAGCCGTATCTTATATTTCTAAATTAGTCAAAGGATTCTCTATTACTAGAACTATGCATATACTTGCTGATTACTTTTTACCTCATGTTGGTGAAGTAAACTACATTGAAAAGGCATATCATCTGGGATACATCGTAAATCGTCTAATATCTGTTGCAACTGGCATTGAACCAGAAACAGATAGAGATAGCTATAAATATAAACGTTTATCTTTAGTAGGACCAATGTTAAAAAATTTATTTCGAGAATATTATAAACAACAAAAGACACATATTAGAAGATTTTTTGAATACAGATATGAATTTGGTAAAGAGGAATACCGGGACTTAAGTAAAATTATATACCAAAAATATACTGAAGCTTTCCAAGAACGCATTGTAGAAACTGGTTTTAAAAAGGCGTTTAAAGGAAGTTGGGGAGCAAGCCCTCATACTAAAATTGTTGGTGCTGTACAAGATGCCAACCGATTATCACATAATGGACTTATAAGTCATTTGCGAAAAACTAACTTACCTCTTGATTCCAGTGTTAAACTAGTCGGACCTCGTGTTTTACATGGCTCACAATGGGGAATCATGGATCCTATTGACACACCAGATGGTGGAAATATTGGACTTCATAAATATTTATCTATTTTAGCATTTATATCAAACTCTTTTTCATCTGTACAATTAATAAAGTGGTTAAAAGATAATTTCAACTTAGTTAACATCAATCATACAACACCAGAACGAATTGGACAATTCACTAAAATTATGGTCAACGGTTATTGGTGCGGTTCCACTTCTGATCCAACATCTATGATAAAAGAAATAAAACTATATAGAAGACATGGTATGATTCCAATTACTACTAGTATTATGTTTGACAATCAACGAAATACTATTATTATCGGATGTGACGGTGGAAGAATTTGTCGTCCTATTTTCTTTAAAGATGAGTTTACTAATAAATTTTCATTTGAAACTAAAGAATGGGAAAATATTGTTAATACTTTAAACTCAAAAGGATCATCCAAATTATGGGAAAAACTAATTACAGGGTTTCACGAAAAAAATAAAAGTTTTAACATGTATGACGAACATTATTTTAAATGGAATGACTTATATTCAATTTCTAAAGACGAAATCAAAAACAAAAAAGCTGTATTAGAATACTTAGATACACAAGAAACAGAAGGAACTCTTATTTGTATGAGCAAAGATATGATTACTGAAAATTCATCGTTCACACATTGTGAAATTCACCCATCTACTATCTATGGTGTTATGTGTAACCTCATTAATTATATCGAACATAATCCAGCTTCAAGAAACTCTTTTTCTTGTGGTCAAAGCAAACAGGCATGTTCTCTATATAGCACTAATTATCAATTAAGAATGGATAAATCTGCGGTCGTTTTAAACAATGGACAAATACCACTTGTAAAATCACGATATTTAGAATATATCAACAATGAAGAAATGCCTTACGGAGAAAACGCTATTGTTGCTATTATGTGTTTTACTGGTTATAATGTCGAAGATGCTATACTTATTAATGAAGCTGCATTACAAAGAGGTTTATTCAGAACTACTTATTATAACACGTATGTTGGTCATGAAATTAAAGAAATTAAAAATGATACTGTCACTAAAGAAACTTTAATTACTAATATTAATAATGGACAATATAAAGGTATTAAACCAGATTATGACTACAGTCATTTGGATGAAAATGGTATAATTTCTGAAAATACTGAAGTTAATGAAGATATGGTACTAATCGGTATGTCTAGTATGCTTGAAGATGGTGAAAGAAAAGATGAATCTAAAGTTCCTAAGAAAGGACAACTCGGTTTTGTTGATAAAGCCATTATAACCGAAGGTGATGAAGGTAACCGTATCGCCAAAGTAAGAATACGACACACCAGAATTCCTACTTTTGGTGACAAATTCGCTTCCCGAGCTGGGCAAAAAGGTACAGTTGGTATGGTAATCCCAGAAAAAGATATGCCATTCACTAAAAACGGAACACGTCCAGATATTATTATTAATCCACATGCACTTCCGTCTAGAATGACAATTGGGCAAATGGTAGAATCTATTGTTGGTAAAGCCTGTTCTATGAAAGGAGCATTCGGCGATTGTACTGCGTTTTATAATCGTGAAAATAAAATCGGATTATTTGGAGAAGTTCTCACGAAATTTAACTTTCATTCTTCAGGTGATGAAATTTTATACGATGGTATGTCAGGAAAGCAAGTTGAAGCTTCTGTTTTTATTGGTCCTACTTATTACATGCGATTAAAACACATGGTTAAAGATAAAATTAATCATCGTGCAACTGGTCCTTTGACTAAACTTACTAGACAACCCGTAAGTGGAAGGGCAAATGATGGTGGATTACGTATCGGTGAAATGGAACGTGATGCTGTTATTTCTCATGGTATGTCTTCTTTCTTAAGAGAATCAATGATGGAACGTGCAGATAAGTTTAAATTTGCAATTTGCAATAAAACAGGATGTATTGCTGCTTATAATCAAGATAGAGATATTATGATTAGTCCATTAGCTGACGGACCTATCAAATTTACTGGACAAATTGGTAATGAGAATACGCAAATCGTATCACAAATTACAAAGCATGGAAGAAGCTTCAGTATTGTTGAAGTTCCATATACACTTAAATTACTTATGCAAGAATTAGGAGCAATTAACGTACAAATGAGATTGATTACAGATGATAATGTAGAACAATTTATGAACATGAAATCTTCACGAAATATTCAAATCGCACTTAATGACGAAAACGCAGATATTAAAACACTCACTAATATAATTGAAGAGAATTTAAAAAATAAAATAGATGAACAAAACAATGATCCTGAGTTACCAACAGATGTTGAAGAGGAATTACAGATTAAATTTAAACAATTGTCACCAAATAAATTAACTCCAGTAGATATTGAAAAATTAATCCAAAAAGAACAAATTAAAGAAAAAAATCAGATAGGAAATAAACCTAAATTTACAATTAAAGATCTTATTAAAGATTCACCACCAAAACAAATTGATAATCTTCAACTTAAACATCCTTCAGAATTAGACAGTATTAGTGAACCTTCTTATGATCAATCTTCTCCTCAATTTAAATTATTTAGCGACGATAACATACCAGACGATTATGAAATTAACTTATCACCTGCAACTTCTATAGATAACGCTTGGACAGAACATTATAGTACAAAATATAATATGCCTTATTGGTTTAATACTATAACTGGAGAAAGTGTTTGGAATAAACCTAACAATTTTATCGGTGGTGGTAAAAGAATATTAGATACATATGATATTGGACAAACTGTCTATTATAAAGGTGACCCTTACCCTGGACGATTATGGAAAATAACAGAAATTGGAAATAAAATTTTAACAATCGTTACTACAGATATAAAAACCCCACAAGATGAACATTTGAAAGTTGTGAGACAAGAAGATATTTCTTTACCTAGTGTTTTCGATTATTCTGTTTCAAATCCCTCTGAAAATAATGATAAAATGGCAGAATATACAGCTGTAGATGTACCTACTACGAATGGATTTGTAGCAGCAGAACCTAATAATCCTCCTTATGCAGTAAATATAGCGCCTGTTATTAAAGTTATTGGACATGGTAACGATATGTCACAGTCTAATTCCGAACAACCTCAATCTGATATAATTGAAACACCAAATGCTCCTTCTTCTGATCTAGATCCAAAAATAGACACGCTTGATTTTAATGAACCTTTAATTGTAAAAAAAATTGATAATTAAATTAAATATAATATATATATAATCATTAATATATATTATAGAACATGACAACATTTATTCAACAACTTTACAAATCACGAAAAAACGTTTTGGACATTTTAGAAAGTGTCCATAGCTATGAGATTAGTGATTATAGTGGATTTAGTCTTTCAGAAGTTGACGCTATGAGCAATAATCTTCAATTAGACATGTTATTAACACATCAAATCATAAATGGTGAAAAGAAAGAAGGACCTAGAATATACATAAAATACTTAGTAGGAACTCTTAACCAAGTTGTAATTAATCAATTCGTAGAAGATTTATATATACATACTAATACTCTTGGAAAAGACGACTGTCTCTATATTGTTATGACATCAGAACCGAATGATTCTGTCATTGCACATTTAAATTATTTATATACACATGATGAACGTTTTATAGTTGTTCAAAACATAAAAAGACTACAATTTAATATATTAGAGCATGATTTAGTACCAAAAGTAGATATCCTATCTAACCAAGAAGTTGAAGATATGAAACTAAAATACAACATTACTAACTTAAAAAATTTGCCAGAAATATCTAGGTATGACGCACAAGCAACTGCTATTTGTTTACGCCCAGGACAAATATGTAAATTTACAAGAAATAGTCCTACTTCTATGACTACTGAATACTTTAGGTTATGTGTTTAACAATATGGTCAAACTAACATAATAATACAAAATATATATAAATATTTTTTTTATATATATCATATAACTACATCAATCTTACATATAATAATGTTTACAGACCTATATAAATTAGGAAGCAGGGGGTATGTTATCGACAAAAAATCCCTTTCTGATAAAGAACTCAACGAATTAAAAGATGAACTTACAGTTTCTCCAAAAGAGAACCACATAATGAAAAATTTCCAAGGTAGTTCCATTAAAATTATGGTATATCGAGAAAACGAAAATAAAATTTACATACCAAGATTTTTCGGCTACGAAAAATATGGAATTCCTAATAAAAATGATATTATGAAAGGAGACACTATAAACGTTCCGTTTATACATGAATTGAGAGATTATCAAAAGGATATTGTAAACGTATATTTACGCCATGTAAACACTAATCAATATGGCGGAGGGATACTGGAAGTGCCATGTGGACGAGGTAAAACGATAATGGCTTTAAATATATGCAGCCAACTTTCCAAAAAAACATTAGTCCTTGTACATAAAGAATTTCTAATGAATCAATGGATTGAAAGAATAAATGATTTTCTACCGAATGCACGAGTTGGTAAAATTCAAGGAAAAATATTTGACATAGACAACAAAGATATTGTTATTGGAATGATTCAAACGATTTACGATAAAACTTATCCACTAAACACATTTGGTTCATTTGGTCTTACTATTTTAGATGAAGTTCATAGAGTAGGTTCTGAAGAATTCTCAAAAACACTATTGAAAATAGTTACTCCTTATATGCTTGGTATATCTGCAACTGTAGACCGAAAAGACGGATTGACTGAACTATTGCACATGTTTATAGGTCCCAAAATATATAGCGAAAAAAGAGAAGACAAAAACGGAGTTGAAGTTCGTGTTGTACAATATCAACATGACCACAAAGAATACACAGAAGAAGATTTTGATTTCCGTGGAAATATAAAATACAGTACGATGATAAACCGTATTAGTGATTTTGAGCCTAGAAAACATGCAATTGTTCGCATAGCTCAAGATTTAATTTCAGAAAATTTTGACAACCAAATTATTATACTTTCGCATAAAAGAGATTTATTAGATTATTTGTTTTCACACATAACTAAGTTAGGATTTGCAAGTTGTGGACAATATGTTGGTGGAATGAAACAAGAAAATCTAAAGGAATCCGAAAAAAAACAAATCGTTCTTGCTACATATGCAATGGCTGCTGAGGCACTTGATATTAAAATGTTAAACACACTTATTATGGTTACTCCAAAAACTGATATTATACAAAGTGTTGGAAGAATTTTACGAACAGAAAATGACGGAAAAATTATAGTTGATATTGTAGATAGTCATGATGTATTTCAAAACCAATGGAAAAAAAGACGTGCATTTTATAAAAAATCTAATTACACTATTAAAACTATACCATATAAAGAATATACGTCTATGAACACTGATAATTGGAAAACATTATATTCACAAAAACCAAACGGTACCATAAAGTGCGAAGACGAAGCCCCGCCTTGTCTGTTAGATATTTAGTGACTTTTCATATGAAATTTATCAGAAAATACGGGTACATTTTGATTTATTGAATAATTCGTCATTTTACCATTGCATTCGTTATTAAAAAATTCTATTATATTTTTACAAAACTCGTTTTTTTCTGTACATTGTGTTACTAGTTTATATATTTCTACACAATGATCGTTGAAATTTTCATGTTCGTGAAAATCTGTTTTAGTTTTCATTTATTCAACTTTAAAATACTGTTTATATAATTACACAATTATATAATCAACTTGTATAATATATGAGTTCATTTTCACGTTGTGGTTCCAATGTTAAAAAAAAATCGTCATTATTAGAAAAAAAACTTAGATCAAATATTACAGAAAAAAATATACCATTTTCACTAAAACAAGAATTTACTATAGAAGTAGAACATATAAACAATACAGGTATATATAACACACCTATAATTCAAAATCAATTTAATGGTTCTCATTATGAAATATTTATATCTAGTAATATAATTCCAAATAAAAGTGCATTTGTGGTTGATATCCTCAAAACAGATTCAAGTGATCTTATATATAATATTTCAGGAGTATCGACAACTGATATTCATGGAGCTTCTTTAACTGGATCAACTAATCAATATATTACAAATATTCCGTTAATGAACACTTCTCAAATTACAAAAGAACTTGAATTTATTATAACTCCCAAAAATGGTGAATCATTTAGCAAAAAAATAAAGTTACTTGGCATATAAAATATTTTTATAATGTATAATGAAAAGTTGCTGCAAAAATTGTGGAAAAGAACCGACAGACGATGATAAGTGGAGATATACTCTGTATACTGCATTATTATTTTTAATAATTGTGAATCCCTTCACGTACCAATTGACGAATTATGTATTTAAGTCTCTCTTTAAAGTATCTGCTTCTAACGGATGCCCTACTATGTACGGAATATTATTACACTCCGTTGTATTCACTTTCGCTTTGCGTGTGATGATGGATATGAAGCTTTAACTCTCTTAAGTGTTTTACCATAAAAACGGCGAGTTTTATTTTTACGTGATTTTTTTACCCGGGTACGAGTCTTTTTTTTAGCACCACCCTTTGAGTGAAACATATTTGGATTATTTACACGATTGTTTAAATGATCTAACATATATATTATAACGACATTTTGTTAACGTTTGTCATTAACCACTAAATCCTTTAATTGTGGAACAAACTTATATAGATGACTCGGTTTTTCACGAAGTGGAATCCATTTTTTAAATTTTTTATGAAATTTACACTCAAATATTACTTCCTTTTCTAAATCTACATGTTTCGTTTCATCTATATTTTCAAAGTCTTCTTCGTTGTCACTGTCTTCAATTAAATCTATATTATTATTTTCAGGGATCTTTCTAAATATACGATTTAGAAATACACTCGTTTTATAATCTGGTACACATGCATATTGATACAATTTATTATCACCAGTGTACACATAATATACATCATGAGATATATTTGCTCGTAGTTTAAATAATACTTTATTTTGATAAATTTTATTTTTCAAATTTAGATTCCATATTGGGATATGAATATGAGTTTTCCATATATTAGGTGGTCTTGTTATTGTTATAGAATCGTCATCTTCATTTACTGGATTTTTGTTTATGAAATTTAAACTTGGCAATATTTCAAAACTAGATTTATATTGAATATGTCTAACGTTATACCCTATCTTTTCTTTCCATTCATTTGGTAATCCATCATATATACTTTGTTTCCACATTATTACACTATGAATACTATAATTATTGTCTTGAAACTTGTTTTGTATCTCCTTAAAGAATTTTACAAAATACAACACCTTATTATAAAATGGAATTGGTAATGGATTTCCTAAGTCATAGCCTTTGTAACAATATATATCGTCTGCTATAAAATACTTCTGATTTGGCAACTCTTCATCATCTGATTCTACTATATATCCAGATAACAACGTACCTAATGCGAATTCTTTCGGAAAGTTCCAATTTATAAAATAAAAATTATCATGTAACTTATTCATTTTCCCAATTTCAATTATACAACAAACATTCTCTTTTTTATGATATGTAAACCAAACATATGCTCTTTTCCCAAAAGGAACTGCTATTTGTATGTCATATTTTTCAGAAACCTTCTTATGAGTGGTGATCTCATAAGAAGGTTTTGCAAAACACGGAAAACGCTGTATCAATGATCTTATATCCATAATTTGTTATAATATCTATTTATTTTTATATCATTTTCAATTTTCTTTTCTTTCTAGTAATGTTTCTTTTAAAAACATATCTAGATCATTTTCTACTTCTTCGTTGTCTTTTATTGTACTCATCATTTGCGCTTTTCTTTCTTCGTTTTTTAAATAGTCTCTTTTAATCGGAACAGTATATGTATCTTTAATATACGAATACAGCATATGACTCATATATATAATGCATAAAAATATTACTATATGAACTAAACTATCTATTAATATTCCAGTCATATTTTTTATAGCGAATTAAATTTATTTCACCAAACGCATACAAATTGCTAAATAATAAAAATTGATTTCATAAATAATATAAATATTATTACATATATACCAATAACTAATCTTATCTATCATGCCACATATTTTGATTATCAACAAGGAAGGTAAAATTAAAAACGTCAATGTCAAACAATTTGATGAAAGTACGTTACATACAAAAGCTGGTTTTAAAAACAATGATAATTTTAAAAAAGAATGTTGGATGAATATTGAAACTAAAAACAAGACTTTTCATAAAATCGCTATTTATGGTAAAATAGACGGTAATGCAAGACAAGAAAATAAATACGAGTTACCTCCTCCGCATGACAAAATTCTTTACTTTGGAAACATACTTATTGTTCATTACGATAATGATGGCGTGGCGCATCTTAAAGAAGATGAATGGGAAACCATTTATGATCAACTAATGGGTGGGTTTGAAGATATTGATAGTGACGACGATGAGGAAAGTGAAGAAGATGATACTGAAGGTTTAGAACTAGACAAAAATGGATATGAAAAAGACGGATTTATATGCGACGATAATGAAATAGAAGAAGAAGAAGAAGAAGATAGCGATGAAGATAGTTATGAATCTGAGTTATCCGAAGAAGAATATTTTGAAGACTAATTTAAAAAACATAAAATTGAAACTATATGAACACTATTCCTTTTTTATCCTAAATTACATACATATCATGAACTTGTTTATTAACGCCGATCCTACCGTTTTCCGCAAAAATATTAAAACTTATTTCGAACGTTTTACTAACGAAAAAATAGCTTCTAATATAGAAATTAGCATCTTTAATTATGCAATTAAAGAAGCCAAGATACATAGAATAATTTGTAAATGGAAAAATAAAGGGTTCTGTGATATTTATTCTGGAAGGTTACGTACTATTATATACAACTTAAACAATTCGCCTGATCTATTGGATCAAATTATAAATAAGCAAATATCTCCCACTTCTTTATCTAATATGACACATCAAGAAATGTCACCACAACATTGGAAACCACGAATTGAACGTAAAATGACTAAAGATAAATCACGACTAACAACAAATATAGAAGCTTCCACTGATCTATTTACATGTAAAAAATGTAAATCAAAAAAATGTACTTATTATGAATTACAAACTCGTAGCGCAGATGAACCTGCTACCATATTTATTACATGTGTTGATTGTGGTAAAAACTGGAAAAATTAAATATACAACTAATAAAAAATTTTAATTATTATCATAATTTTTTATTTATACTAAAACTTCTAAATCTGCTATATTCCAATATTCTACTTGTTTATTAGGCAACGGTCTGGCTATGATAAATGGTATTTTTTTATTATCAAACTCTTTGTTTGCAATCGTTCTCCCATTTATTTCTTTTGTCTCTATAAACGGTATTGATCCTCTATCTAATTGTTCTGCTCTTGCGCCTATTATTCTTGCTTTTTCATATTTTGTTATAAACGGTAGTGTTTTATGTAATGGATCTGATATATTCCCATAACTATCATACACTACTTTCGTTAATGCATAAATTTCATCTGAATTTATACTTTGTATTTCTGGATGCTCATTTTCTAAATTGTTTATCATAAAGTAATCCTCTAACTTTCTATAAGATTCTTCTTCTATTTCTTCATCGTCGTCTAACAACAGTGGATTGTTTTCGTCAGTTTCTTCTATATTATTATCTTCTAACATTGTTTCTATATTAGCATTACCTTCGTCATTATATATTTTTTCATTTTCATCATCTTCTTCTTCATTTTCATCATCTTCCTCTTCATCATCTTCATTTTGAACTTCTTCTTCCTCTGATAGTATGACTGATGTATCGTCATCTGTCTCACTGTCACTTGCATCACTCATACGAGTGGTATCTTCGTTTAAATCTAACACTGATTTTTTAGCTAAAGACATATTTTATATTATGTATACTGATATTCTCTAAATATATTTGTTATCAATTTTTATTTTTATCAAATGTTTTCCATAAATGATCACATTTTGTACATAAATACAAATGTTTCATTGCACCTTCATCATATCTCAAATAAACTGCGTCCGTAATTGCATCCGTCTCCTTATTTTTATTTGCGTTTGTAGTACATTTATCATTTGGACATGGAATGTTAATATGAGGAAGAGTTGGATCAAATTTTGTATATTTATTTACGATATATTCAAATGGTTTAGTACCGTCTGTATTATATTGCAAGTCTAAAACACATGCATTTTTGTTTAACTCTAAGTTATCTTTATCTCCACACACACGACATATGTAAACTAATTCATCATCATCAATGTAATGATAGTACTTATTATCACAGATCTTACAGAAGCGAATATTTTGAATAGAACTCATTGTTATTTGTTATATACTTACTATTTATACTATTTTTAACTTTATTAGTAAAATCAATTTTTACGAAAATTCTAATTCTCACTCCATACGTGACATTTTATAGGATAAGGATACTTATTGAAATTGTAACAGTAACCGTTTGTATATAAATATGTGTATTTGTTAAAATTTATTACTTCTTCTTTTGTATAATAATTATACCACAAATTATTATTTATGTGAATCGCATTGTTTATTTCTTGATAACACTCATCATCTATAATAATCCCACGTATTATTAAATCTTTTCCAAAATTTATAAATCCTCGTTTATAATAAGAAACTGTTCCTTTTAATAAAATATCTTTGGGGATTATTAAAGAATATTTGATTATATATGGATGAACTAATACAAATTTAACGTTTAAATGTGAATAACTTTCTGAGAAATGACATTGTTTTATACATTCGTATAACAATTTCTCTCTTTTATTTACCCACGTTGTTGTCAGATCATTTTTAAACTGTACCGATGAATAGTACTGCTTATATGTATCGTCATATACATCATAAATCACTCTTTTTATATCACATGGCAGATTATTAAAAAAATCCATTATGTAAGATCTCGTTTTTAGTTTTAAATAACATTTCGTATAAATAAAAATAATGATACATATTTCTATATTTTTAAAAATTGAAAATAAATAAGAAAGAACATAAAAATATATAACATACCTTTATATGATGAGTGCCAATTCAAATAGTAAGTCACAGACTCTTCAGCAGTTCTTAAATGAAAGAATTATAAAAAAAGACAGTAATTTAGAACTTACTCATATTGAGTATGGAGGAGAATTTAGTAATAAAAAATTTCATATAAAAAATGAAGATTACTTAGAATATAAACGCCTCTACTATAAAGATGTGTTGAAAATAGACCGTACACATAATATTTTAGAGAGGCAACTTATTCACAAAACAGATAACTGTGGTCCTATGCTAATTGATATTGATCTTAGACACGAATCATCTCTTCAAACTAGACAATATAACATGACAGATGTTGACAACTTGGTTCAATTATACTTAGACATTATTCTAAAAACCTTTGAAATAGAAGAAGATACACAGTTTCAAGTAATTGTTCAAGAAAAGCAAGACGCTCGTATCACTACCAAAAAAGATTCTACATATTTAAAAGACGGCATACATCTTATATTCACAATTGGATTAACATCTATTCATCAACTATTTATTAGGAAAAAAATAATTGAAAAAATACAAAAAATATGGAACCATATTAAGATTGAAAACACATGGGATGATGTTTTTGATAAATGCATTTCAAATGGGACAAATAGTTGGTTAGCTCCTAACTCAAAAAAAAAGGATGAAACTATGCATTACAAGATTACAAAAGTATTTAATATTACATATGATAATGAAAATGATAAATGGAATTCATTCGCTATATTAACCGAACCTAAACAACTTAGCAATTATCTATCTCAAAACTATAAATCCCTATTCATTAGAGATACGCCTGCTTGTTGTATTCAACTTGAAAAAGACTGTGTTCTTGACGAAATCCAGGCATTTAGAAATAAAAATATTAAACCCAATACAGAACAAGTCGCATCTAAAAACACTAGTTTTGGGACAATTATCGGTGGAGACGAAAGCTATCAATTACCTATCAGTGCTGTTCGTCAAATCAAAAATAGAGAACAACTAGAAGGCTGTATCACTGCATTTACTGAAAATTTACCATCACATAAACACCATTTATTAGAAGCTTACCTATATGCAATGACTCTTCCAGAAAGTTACTACGGTATTGGAAGTTATGACAAATGGATAAAAGTTGGATTCGCTTTAAAAAACACAGATATTTATCTTTTAATCGCATGGGTTTATTTTAGTGCACAATCTTCTACATTTGATTTCATAAATGGAATTGATGAAATATGTGATCATTGGACTAAATTTCAACAACATGAAATTGGTGGTGTACGAAAAGAATCATTAATGTACTGGTCAAGGAACGAAGATCAAACTAAATATCAAGAAGTTAGAGAACAATCTACTGACTATTATATTGAAAAATCTGTAGAAAGTTTAACTCTTGACCAATTAAATGGGAAAGGAAAAAATAGAGGATGTTGCGATTACGACATCGCATATGTTGTTTATTGGTTAAAAAAGGGATATTACGTTTCTACTAATATTAAAACTAATTCTTGGTTTATGTTTAACGGCACATATTGGACAAAAGATGATTGTGGAACCTCTCTACGAAGTACCCTTTCAACTGACGTCAGAAATTTATATTGGACAAAAGCTCTTGATATGCGAAATAAAGCTAATCAAATTAAAACATCAGAAGGTGAAATAGACATTGAATGTGAAAAGTATAAGTTACTCTATGCGAAATCAGATATTTTACTTAATATTTCTATTAAACTTGCAAATACTCACGATAAAGATAATGTTATGCGAGAATGTAGAGAACTATTCTATGATCGTGATTTTGAGAAAAATTTAGATCAAGATCGTTACTTACTGTGCTGCACAAATGGTATTGTAGACTTTAGAAATAAAGTATTTAGAAAAGGCACTCCAGAAGACTATGTTTCTAAATGTACAAAGATAAAATTAAGGGAGGTTGATGAGACTGTAGATGCTGACATAATTTCACAAATCAATGACTATATGAACAAGCTTTTCCCTATTCCTGAATTATGCGAATATGCCTGGACACATCTAGCTAGTGTTATTGTTGGAGATACATCTAAAACACAATGTTTACACTATTATACCGGTGTTGGACAAAATGGTAAATCTATGCTTGTAAAATTAATGCAAATGATATTAGGCGACTACGCTACCGACCTAGATATTAATTTCTTTGTTAATGATCGTCCGGGTAGAGGCAAAGCTACACCTGAATTAGAAAGATTAATCGGTGCACGTCTTGCTATTACTGCTGAACCTTCAGAAGGAGAACGATTAAATGAAGGTCCAATGAAGCAAATTACAAGTGGTGTAGATAGTATATCATACAGAGGTCTCTTTAAAGAACAAGATTCATTCATACCTCAATGTCACTCTATTATTATGGCAAATCACTTCCTTCCTATTACTGCGAATGATCATGGTACATGGAGACGTATTCGGGTTCTCATATTCTTATCTCTCTTCACTAATAATCCAGTACAAAATGATCCAGATAAACCATATCAATTCAAAAAAGAGGACAACTTTGAAGAAAAATTTAAAATATGGGCTCCTGTATTCTTAGCTATGCTTGTAAAAATATCTTATGTCAATCAAGGCTCTTGTGAAACTTGCCCTATAGTTACTGCAGAAAGTGAAAAATATAGACAACGGGAAGATATAATTGCTGCGTTTATTGACGAAAATATTGAAATCGCCGAAGATCAACGAATACGTAAAACCCAACTCAACAAAAAGTTTAGAGACTGGTATAAAGACACTCAGGGCATTTCTAAAATACCTTCTAATAAAACACAAGAACTCAACAACTCTATGGAAAAATTCTGTAAAGGACCAGCTAAAGCTAACGGTTGGCAAAACGTCAAATTCAAACAAGACTATAATAAACCTCCTGAAATTATCAATGAAAACACAGACAGTGAAGAAAATTCGTCAATAATGACTGAATAACTTTTTATTCATACTAATATTTTTAATATGAATCTTTATTTATTATGAATTTCTTTTGATCCATTTATAACTTTCATATTCACTTCTTCTTTCAGTTCTCTTAATAAATCTTTATCTTCGTCATTATATTTTTTTTGAAAATTTCCAAATCTTTCTTGTTTCAATTCATTTATATCTTCAATGTTTTCAGAATATTTATCACCTAACATATTATATCCGTTTTCTATCATATCTTCAATCGCCTTTTTTTTATTCGTCGTAACCCATTTATTATCTTTTACCACTTCTGCATAATTTAATTTTTTATTTGTTACTTTAATGTTATGGTTTTCAGGATGGTCTGGATCAAAGTGTATTTTCTCAATTAGCATTGGAAGTGATGTATAAGGCGTTTCTATTAATTTCCTTACTATTTTATCTGTTATATATTCTGTGTTTTCTGAACCAAATGAATTTACTACTATTACATTCTGTGTCTCTATGTTATTTGTTGTAGTATTTGTCGTATTATTTGTACCTTTCTCTAATATATTTGATATTTTACTTGTTAGTATTTCTAGCTGTTTTGCCATAATTTGATTATGGTGAATTAATTGGTCTACCACTATTTGATTACAGTTTGTTGTATCATCTTTCACTATTTTACTTTTTACATGTACACAAGCTTTCTTGTGTCTACATAAGTTTGAAGCACATGAAAACGATTTTCCACAATCACATATATGCTTACTGTCCTGTATATTTTCCTTCTTTTTGTGTCTTTCTGACAAATAATGACGTTTCAATGCCTTGTTACAAGACAAGTGTATTTTACAACTTTCACAATAATAACTCATACCCGTTACCATAATGATACATTTAAATCATTTTGTACCCATCTTTTGTCATTTTGTACCAATAAATATTCATTTCGTCCCTCTAAATATTCATTTTGTACCAATCCATTGTCATTTTGTACCGCTAATAAAATTAAGAATATCCAATTTTTAGGATTTATGTGAAAAATATTTTAGAATCATGGCATATTCATTTGGCCCCCCTAAAATGGGACAAAATGACAATAAATTGTCACCTGAAAACCTTAAAATACATTTACAATTAATAATAAATAACAGCAATGTAATAATATACTTGAGAAAATCACGTATATTCATATATATTCATTTTGTCCACCCCCATTATATTCATTTGGCCCCCCAAAAAGGGGGCCAAATGACAATAAAATTGTTACTGAAAACCCTTAAAATTAAACATTTTTATAAATTTTTATAATTATATCAACTTGCTTTTTTTATATTTCACAAATTGTCATTTGGCCCCTCAAAATCTATTACTGAAAACCTTAAAATGACAGTATTAAAATACTTTTTATTCTTGTATTAAATAACAATATTAATATACCGTCTATATTCATTTTGTCCCATTCATTTTGTCCAGGGGGGGGGATTTTTTTTTTTAAAATTCTTAATATGGTTTTTTAAAATCGAATTCTATTTTCTCAATTTTGAATTTCTGGTGGATAACAAAATTCCATTTTTCCTAAATAATATGTTTTCTTGAATTTTAAGAATTAATAAAAATAAAATTGATATTTATTTTTATAATTATATGGTTTGAATAAATGCACTACGATAATCAAGTAATAATGTCTTATAATACCTACCCGAATACGTTTCTAAAAGTTAATACGTTCTTGAATATTGCAAATTCTGATCAAGAATTTGAATATAATGGTCAAAATATAGGAAAATTTGTAGGATATAGGTTCAAGAATGATGATAAAGTTTATACGCCTACTACAGATTTTGGATGGAGTTATATGAAAAACAGTTATCGTTTTCCGTCAGGAGTGTATGATATGTGCGAATTAATATTTACGAAAAGTAATTTAAATTTTATGAATTGTAATTATTCAATATCACAAAATAAATTAGTAAAGAATATTAGCTAATATTTCAGGCATAGGTATAGTAGGAGGTAATCCAGGTATGTAACTAGTGTCTAATACATATTGATATTCTGCTGTATCTACAGTCTCTCCAGTAATCATTTTAATTAAAAAATAAACGAAGTTTATTATAGCACCTTCAATTGGTGTCATTATATAAGGAAACAAAAATAGAAGTAATATCATAATAATCTTAGAATATTTTCCAAACTCTAAAAATTGTTCACCGAAAATAATGATGTAAATACAAATTATACTTAAAATGGCATATAAATAAAACAATACGTGTATAGTATTAGTTAATGAACTAACTTGTTGTAATTTATATTCATATTGACTGTCTTTAGTTGAATATCTTTTTTTAATATATTCATTTTGCCTTCTTGCTAAGTCTGCAAGTTTATGTTCAGGCATAGACCCCCAGTCTTTTTTACATTGAATATTTTCTAAAGAAACTAACATTTCAGAGGGAAGAAGCGGAAGAATATTCTTCAATATAATATCTTTTTCTTGTGTAGGTAATTTGTTTAAACAATCTATGATTTCAGAACAGGATGCTTCTGTGGATATGGAACATTTTGAGAAGATTGCTTGTTGTGTAGCTTTAATATTGTCACAAATTTCTTGTTTTTTATCAGGATCAAGTTCATCAATTAGATTAATAAATTTATCCTGTATTTCAGGGTTTGATGTATCTACTTGGGGGCATTGTAAAGGATCATTTGGATCGCAAGATGTGGAACCAGTAGTAGATGAACCCGATATACTTGTTGATGATAATGTAGTACTAATAGTATCTGTAATTTTATAAACAGCATGATATATTATATCTTTGTTTTCATCACTCCATGTACCAGTATTTGCGTCAATGACAATTGGATTATTATTAGTAATTTCATTTGGTTCACCAACTTTCCAATTATCAAAAGACCACTGTGATCCGTCTAGCCATTCGCTATTAATACCACCCATCTGTCGTTGAGAAGTGGTTCCACCAATGATTGCATTAGAGACAGAGTTATCTTTTAATAATTGAATTACAAGTGCATTTTCTTGAGTATCTAATATAGGAGCGACAATGTAACCTTGATTATTTGCAGTTATTTTATGATTATCCATAGTATCAACCGATTTTGATAAAATGAATTTTCGTCCAATATTATTAGTAGTAAGTGGCTTTTTATATACGGATCTTAATTTTGTATTTATTTCAGCTGATTTCCAATATCCATCAATACCCATAATTATAGTCTTTTCATTATTAGATTTTATATTAGGCTCGTTAGCCCCCCACTTCCGAAATGATAATTTTTCATTGTTTAACCAGTGCCATCTTTCTTTATCATACTTACCACCAATTATAATTTCGTTAATATTTTTTTTTTGTATTAATTCAAGAACGAATTGATTTTCATATTCATCATAAATTGATACAACAGAAGCACCTAATGTAGATGCTTTTTGTTCATGTTCATTTATAGTAAGTAACTCGTATGATATTTCATATTGATGATTACCAAACATTGCTAAAGGATATTTATAAACAGCATATCTGGGTACACTATCCGGTATATCATTCCACTTTC